ATCAGCGGCACGTTGGGCATAGATGGGCGGCGTGAACCATTCGCTGGCATATGAGACATCATTGGCACATGGCTGGGTGACCGATTCACAAGCTTGTCTGATTTGTCGATCCGTTGCATTTTTTGGTAATGCTCGTGCAGCCTGCACAACTTGCTGACGTGAAACCGGGAATTTGCCCCGCACCGCCTGACGTTGCAGACCAAGCCGATCAATTGCATCCGCATACTGGGCATCGCGACTAATGGTGGCATGTGACACACCATATTCCCCAGCAAGCCGGTCAGCTGTTTTCGGTTGATGATTATCAGCACCGACAAAGCCATGTCGTCGGTTACCACCACATTTCATTTTCATCCGGTTGTATCGCCGCCCACGTAGCAGGCTCATCTGAGCCGGTGTCAGATTGCGACGCCCCAACTGATGAGCATCAATCCAATCCGCAGCAGCCTCACGATCCGGTAAACTGATTGCATGGACCTTGTAGTCAATCCCATGCCGATCACAGATCGCCTTGCGATTGTGACCGTCCAGCAGAATGTGATGTTCGGCCCACACGATCAACGGGTCGATACAGCCATCGCTTAGGAGGTTCTCTTCCAGGGCGGCAAGCTCTTCCTCCGTCAACGGTGGAATCATATTCTTGAATACGTTATAGAGAATGATGTCCTTCGATGTAACAGAATGGATTGTGTTGTTTTTATAACATGCAGTCTGCATGGGTAACCTTTCAAAAGGGAATGTCATCGTCATCGGGCCAAACGTAATCCGGCTCATCAGGAGCGTTGCCGACGGGTACTGCTGTGGGGATTGAACCCAATTCGTAATTGATAATGCGGTCGAATTTTTCGCCAGTCACCGAGCGCACGGTGATGGATAGCGGTTGGGCCAACGCACCGGCTTCAGCCAGTTCGACTGCTTGTTCCACGGTGTCGGGCATCGGTTCACTTGTTCGTGCCTGCCACCAGGTGCTTGCCTTTTGCCATGCATAACTGCCTTTGGGATGCGCCACACAGATCCACTCGCTGTGGTATTCGTTGAAACCACATCGGTAATCGACACGCAGTGTCTTGGGATGATCCGGCGGCGCGCCGCGTTTGCTGTGGATGCTGTAATACACTTCAGCCACGTCGTAATCGCAATCAGTCACCTGGCCCGTCAACACACCGGCCGTCGAGGCGCTGCCGTCATGTTTTTCACGCTCCGGCGGTGGGAATACATGACCACAATCGGGGCACACGCTGTAGGACGCATGGATTACTGCCTGACAGTTGGGACATTCCTTAGCTGGTGCATCTCCATTACCACCACCAGTCTTTTCCTTGATCTGCAAGGCATCCACTGGACCATGCCGCAGGATGTTGCCACCGAAGTCCAGTACGAGGCAGTTGGTTTTGTCCGGGTGCAAACGGAATCCGCGACCGAGCATCTGGTAGTAAAGGCCCGGTGAGTTGGTTGGACGCAACAGCGCCACACAATCAATGTTGGGTGCGTCGAATCCGGTGGTCAGCACATTGACATTCACCAGATACTTGAGGTCACCATCTTTGAATCGACGCAAAATGTCATCACGGAAGATGCCCGAACTGTCACCGCAGACGAATCCGCATTCGTAGCCCAACTCCCCCAGGACGCGCTGCACATGCTTGGCATGTTGCACACTGGCAGCAAAGATCAATACCGAATGACGATCACGTGTCTGTTCGATGATTTCGTGGCAAGCCGAATGAACAAGACCATCATCATCCATTAAAGCTTCGACTTCACCAGCAATGAATTCACCGGCACGGATGTGCAATTCGGATGTGTCTGCTTTGCGACGACCCGCCTTGGTCTTGAGCGGACAGAGGTAGCCTTGGGCAATCAACTCCCGAACGCCAACTTCATAACACACATAGTTAAGTAGATGTTCCGGGGCTGGGCCACAGATGGTCCCGCTGGTCATGCGATACGGCGTGGCCGTTAAGCCAATGAGCCGGACGTTGGGATTGACAATCCTGGCCTCCTTAAGGAACTGCTGATACATCCCTTCGCCATTAGGTGGGAGCATGTGACATTCATCAATGAGCACCAGATCAAATCTGTCCAGTTCCGCTGCTTTGCGATAGACACTTTGAATACCAGCCACGATGATGGCGTGGTCGGTGTCCCGGCTCTTGAGCCCCGCCGAGTAGCACCCGATCTGGTGCCACAGATCGGGTGCCATGGCATGCAGTTTGTCCACGGCCTGCTCGATCAATTCCTTGACATGAGCCAGGATGAGCACACGACCATCCCATCGCGTAACCGCATCTCGGCAAATGGTTGCCATGATTGGCGTCTTGCCCCCTGCTGTCGGGATGACAACGCAGGGGTTGTCATCCCGACATCGCAGATGCTCATACACCGCATCGATCGCTTCAGACTGATAAGGCCGGAGCTGGATCACAGGTTGTTGTTCACATGCCTGTGTCAATCCACCACCTCCTCGGGCAACATGAATTGTTCAGCCGTCACCGGGCGCAGAACCGAACGGGTTTTGCCGTTGAGCCAGTGCAGAAGGACGCGTTCGACCTTGCCATAAAGCTCTTTTTGGATGGTTCTATTACGAACCCCGCCAGCTGCCATGAGTTGATCACGCAGCTTGATGATGGTCGCATCGCAGGCGGTTTCAGGCATGCCCGTGGACAGCACACGGCAAAACACGGTCAATTGGTCATGATCGATGGAATACCAGGCTCGCGCAATCACGGCTCGCACGTAAGCCACAGCAATGCCCTTGGCCTTGGTGGAGACATGGGCTGTAGCAAAACGCACGGCATCGACATGATGGATCATCAGATCAACTTCTTTGTGATAGGGCAATTTCCGGCCATTGCTCATGCCACGCACCATTTCACGCAGGGTGGCAGCGTGATAAGAGGTCACGCCCTCGGTCCCGAACGCGCCGCTGAGGGTCATGCGGTCCACGGCCGTGCGAGCCTTGACACCGTCGATGGCATCGATGCTTTCGGTCGACAGGCCGAAGGACACGGCCATGCTGATGGTGCAACCGCACTGGAGGATGGCCCAGAGTCGGTGCTGGCCATCGACCAGCATGCCCTGATCATTGAAGGCGATACCTTGATGGGTCAGACGCCACTTGCCGGCAGCCATGTCCTGGGCCAGGATGTCGACGTGCCGCTGGTCGATGCGCCGGTTGCGCACATTACCTTCAAGCCACTGGCTTGCGACATCCGGCGTGATGTTCATGTAGGTGGTCTTGACCTGGTTCATGGCGTTATTGTTGAGGGTTGCAATCATGGATAGTTCCTTCCGTGTGAGAGATGATTCGAATGACTTCGTCTGCCAGTTGGCGCATGTACGTTTGGCCGTAAAGGCTGATCATGCACCGGGCAGCGAGTTGGGGATTGTTCAAAGGCAATGACACCGTCCGCATGGGAACGGGGCTGTATTCACTGTGACTCGCTTTGGGACGGTAAGCGTCTTTGGCAAAAGCTGGGGATGGGGATGTTGTTTTTTCGGGGGGTTCAGGACGACCGATTTTGCCCGTTTTCATTTTGCTGGGCTTACCGGTGCGATGGTGGATAAAAGTTCGCTCACCTTTTTCACTTTTTTCATACTTCGGAATTTCCGAAGTATGAATTTTTCTTGTGTTGCCAACGGTCTTATCGCTCACACCACATTGCTTGGCTATCGCGCTGTTGGACCATTGACACCATTCTTCATCTTCAAGCAGTGTTTGAATGGCCTTGCGTTTGTCGTCGTTGGTCCGACGCAAACCGTGTGACGCATTGGCACCGACGGAATAAAGAATCGCATCACGCCGAGTCCCCTGGTGGAGATCAACCGCGATCATTTCACAATTGATTCGTTTACTGGCCCAATAGCGATGGAAGCCATCAGCTAACCAGTAGGTTGAACCATCATGGAAGACGGTCACCGACGGTAATTCAATACCGTTGGTGTACGAGTCTGCGTATTCAGCCACCACATCTTCATCAATGGCAACACGCGGTTGCGTGCCACCATCGATGCGAATCTGATCGAGCTTGAGTGTCTGGGTTTCAGTTGTCATTGAGATATTCACTTTCAAGGCTGGACATCGGGCCACCACACAGCGGGCAACGATGGAGTGGATATGAAGCGATTCGCACGACGAGTTGGCCACCGGGAATCGGGAGACGACGCTGTACGATCAACTGATCGATCTGGCTGTCGTCCTCAAAAATCCCCGCGTGTTGCATCGCATCGAGCGAGGCCTTCTGGATGTTGTCCAGATCGCGACGCCTCCGATCCGGTGGGAACGCATCCATTGCCAGGGCCAGGCGACCATCCCGTGGGGGTTGGCCGCCGAAGCCCTGGCACTGTGTCATGACCTGCTGGCGATAGGCGCGACCTTCACGACTGATGAGTGTTCGCCCCTTAAAATGCCGCCAGTAATGATTGACCGAGGGTGGGTATGGCAAGACTAATTCCATGTGACACCTCCTCATCGTTTCCATGGTGCGGACGCATTGGACGCCGACGTTTGCTGGGAAGGTGCTTGGTTGCTGGTGGTGCTTGGGGATTGCTTGGGCTCGAATCCCTTGATTTCATTGGTCAATTCACCACTGTCCTCACGTTTTTTGAGCTTGACGTTGATGACCAACGGCAGGTTGTGCAGATCAACGCTGTCACGCGGTTGCATCACATTGACCGCGCGGCAAATCGCCGACAGATCGCCACGGGCAATCTTGACTGCGGTAGCGTTGGGATTGTCCAGGTTCAGGCGGGCCCACTGTTGCCGGCCTTTGTATTCACCGTCCAGGATGGTGAACGTCAGCTCCAGGTAGCTGCCGCCCCCGGATTTTGTAGGCTTGGTTTCCGATGCGGTGATTGCAGCCAGATATTTACCAGCCGGGATCGGTTCGAATGTCGAGTTGGGTTCGACATCATTTGCATTGAAGCCATTGAGATTGGCCATAGGGATATTCCTCCATTGATGAAAAATGGGTTGTTGACAAAAAACGCTGTGTCTTGTGGGTTAATGCTTCAGATCGGTGGTCTGATTCGATGTGGGTGTGTCGGCCTGGACCATCGCTTCCATCAGGGCGTACCAGGACAGCGGCAGTTCAATCGGCAAGCCGTAACGGTTCTTGGCAATGCAGGCCGGACTGCCGACACAACGCATGACGCGCTCGCCACCATCCTTACCCAAGCCGGAGGCCAAGGTACGGTTGCGATTGAAACCGGCGTCTTCGGTTTTGGTGATGATCTTGCGTGTGGCAAACAACACGGCATCGGCCCACTCGGTGATCACCGCGTTGGCATGCTTATGTAAGCGTGGGGAAAACCGGTCATACGCACCGACTTCCGGATCGGAGAAGGTTTCTACCTTGGCGTGTGCCAACAGGATGATGCACATGCCGCGCCGGGTGCGTAGTGTGTCCAAACCGGACAGCAACATACGCCACAACGTCAACGCATGCGTGTAGCCACGGGCATAGCCACCGTCGACCTTCTCGATGCTGTTGACACCGTAGTCCTTGCACAGCCGATCCCAGATCAAACGCTCAAGCCAGTCAAGCGAATCGATGATGACGGTCTGGTAGTCATGCTCGTCCTTGATCAATGAATCAATGGCGTTGATGACGTCGTCATACGTGCTGGCCAGCGGAAAACTCGCACAATCGATCTGATCCAGACCGTCTTCGGTTTGGATGAAGATGGGGCTCGGTGCCTGCGCTGCCGTGGTGGATTTGCCGATGCCCTCGGTGCCGTAGAGCACAATACGTGGTGGGGATTGGCGTTTGCCGGTGTGGATTTGTTGCAGTAGGGACATGAATCAAACTCCTGAATATGTGTTTTGAAAAACGCTTCTGTCGTCAGGCCTGAGAGTCTTAACCACAGAGACACAGAGGCACAGAGACTGAAAAACAAGCCTTCTTTCTCCTTTCCCGGCTCTGTGCCTCTGTGGTTGAGACGGGAAGGTTGGATGAGTTATGAGGCTTTGAGCATGCGGATGGATTCGTAGCCGGTGGGCCAGTGGTCGACGAGTTTGTAAGCGTTGAGTCGCTTGATGGCTGCTGCGTTTTCCTGGCGGGCACGGTCCAGTGAATCTTCGGACAATTGCCAGACGCCACATCGGTACGGTTCTTTCTTTTCCACAGCGACGATGTACACCGGCACCATGTAACCGATCTCCTTGCTGAGGATGGATCGGTAAAACGCCAGTTGGTTGGAATAGTGGTATTTCACGGCATCCGACTCGAATTCAGACAGGTCCTTGCAGGTCTTGAGGTCCACAATCCCACGGTGCGGATGCAGCCAGTCGATTCGGATCTGACAAGGTGCATCACAGTACGTCGCGCGGACCACGCCCTCGGATCGGCCATAGAGCAACAGGTCGACGGCCTCATCATTCATGCTCACGCCGCTGGCCAGATTCTCGATCAGGTCCACGTCGTCGTAATGAACCCCCGGAAGGCCTTGCGCCTTGGCCCACCCCCGGAAGGCTTGGGTGTCCTTGCCAAAGGGCTTCTTCGTCTTGGGGTTGATGGGGCCACCGAGGGCAAATTGTGCCTCGTAGGCATGACGGCCTTCAAGAATGCGGCAATGTGTCGCACGCCCCACCAAAAAGGCCTCACTTTCCTTCCTTGGCAGCAAGCCCAACTGCTTTTTCCGGTACAGCCAAGGGCTTTTCATGAAGTCAATGAGTTGATGACTTGAGAGGTTCTGGCTTGCTTGGGCGTGGTAAACATCTGCCGGTTCCACACTTAATACCCGTAAGTCAATGTCAACATCCTCAAACACCTGCGGCATATCGGTCTCCTATGTTCGTGACGAAAAAACACTCGCCCCCATAAAGTTATTACCCGCCGAACACCCGAGTTCGCTCGTTTTAGCCAAAAAAACTGAAAATCACATTGCCATCCATATGGATGACTACCTCACAACCTTGCAGGCAATGTGGGCACAAGGTGGGCGCCCATATGGATTGCATGGCACAAGGTCATCCCTGATAGATGTGATGCAGGGGCTTACCGCAAACTCAAGGTGCAGGTTCGGGAGCGACTCGAACCGAGACTTTGTTTTCTGCGAAAGGCAACCCATGGCTCATCGGCTGACGCCGCAGTACCACGGCGTGATTGCACAATGGAAAGTGAACCTGATCATCGACCGCGCTCGCATGGCCGGATTCCGATCTCATGAAATGGACGACATCCTCCAGGACCTCATCCTGGTGCTGCTGGACTACACGTACGATCCAAATCACCACACGGGCGCAGAGGAACGCACGGCACTGACCACCGTCATCGATTATCAACTGACCAAGCGCAAGCGAGCAGAGAAACGCTATGCCGGTCGGCTTGAACGTTACGCACCCCAGGTCCGCCAGTTCAGTACCGAGGAAGTCACCGACTGCCTCTCGACGGAACTGGCCGGCATCTGGAACGATCTGTCCGCACGCCAGCGCCACATCTGCCTGGAACTGGCCAAGGGTTATACCCGCGCCCGAATTGCCCAGGACATGGCATGCGGTTGGCACACCGTGGATATGGTCATTGCTGAACTTCACCGCAAATTCACCGCTTGGGATTTGGACTGCGAGGTGTTGGCATGATCGAAGAGATACCTCTCCCACGCCTCTTGCTCAAGCCCAATGAGGCTGCCGACATGTTGGCCATCTCGCCGCGTCTGCTCTGGACGATCACCGACTCTGGCGCGTTGCCATGCCTGCGAATCGGACGGCTGGTGCGCTACGATGTGGCAGATCTCAAAGCATGGATCAACACGCAGAAATCCAGTGCAAAACCCGACAATTTAAATCTGCCACACACTGCAAAAAACCACTTGATTTAAGGCAAATAGTGAGGCTCAGTGTGTCACGACACGAACACTTTTTTGCCAACCCAAACATAGGAGGAAACATGGCAAGTATCACCAAACAGGCCAACGGCCGACGACTCATTCAATTCACCGATCCATCTGGCACACGCAAATCGTTACGCCTGGGTAAGGTCACACAACGCGCTGCTGAAGCCACCAAGGTACGCGTGGAGAATCTGATCTCCGCGTCACTGACCGGCCACGCACTCGATGACGAAACCGCGCGCTGGGTGGCCAACCTGGATGTGGTCATGGCTGAGAAACTCGCCGCCGTCGGCCTGATTGCCCAACAGGAAACACTTCGACTCAAGCCTTTCCTGGATGCATACATCGCATCTCGCAGCGATGCCAAGCCCGGCACACATCTAGTCTATGGCCATGCGCGTCGCAATCTCGTCGACTTCTTTGGGCCTGACAAACCACTACGCGATATCACGCCCGGAGATGCGGATGAATGGCGGCTGTCACTGGTCAAACAGAAGCTTTCGGAAAACACCATCCGCAGACGCAGCGGCCTGGCCAAGCAATTTTTCAACGTGGCCAAACGCAAGAGGATGATTCAGGAAAATCCATTTGCAGGTTTGAAGACACTGGTGCAACCCAATCATTCCCGGATGTATTTTGTCACGCGAGATCAGGCCCAAACGATTCTCAATAGCTGCCCCGATGCGCAGTGGCAATTGATCTTTGCCCTCTCACGCTTCGGCGGGTTACGCTGCCCTTCCGAACACCTGGCTATGCGATGGGAAGACGTGGACTGGAAGCATCGTCGCATCAAGGTTCGCAGTCCCAAGACAGAACATCATGTCGGCGGTGAATTCCGCATGATTCCCATGTTCCCAGAGTTGGTCCCCTACCTGGAGGAAGTCTACGAGCAGGCAGAGCCGAATGCCAAGTTCGTGATCACACTCTTCAGAGACACGACGGCCAACCTGCGGACACAGATGTGCAGAATCATCGGACGGGCCAAGATCAAACCTTGGCCCAAACTGTTCCAGAACCTGCGATCCACACGTGAGACGGAGTTGGCCGAGATGTACCCACTGCACGTCGTCTGTGCCTGGATCGGCAACAGCCAACCCGTAGCGGCCAAACACTACCTTCAGGTCACTGATGAGCACTTTGCATCAGCAGCACATAAAAGAATCTCGATACCTGATAAACAAATGGCCACATCGTTGGCCATTTAACAGCAATCATAATCAAATCCTACCCAATTGCTGTGGCATCTTGTATTAACCTACAAGATGCCACAGCAAAACTTTTGAGTCGACAAGCCATGGATCAACAGATAAACTTCGGACAAGTGTTTCACCATTTGACATGACAACCTTATCCGGATGACTTCATGGGGGCGGATTTCAGCAAACTCGATCATCTTCTGCGATTGATTCTGCTCATTCAATCCGGGCAGGCAGGCAATGCCACACAATTAGCCTCCACCCTCAATGTCACCAAGCGAACGATTCATCGCTACCTGAACACGCTCAAAGAACTCAATGTCCCCTGCCAGTACGATCCCCATCAGCAGAAATACACACTCGGCCCATCATTTTTTCTGCCACCCCTGCAATTGACGTTTGAAGAAGCACTGGCTCTATGCTCTCTGGCACAACAGGCGGCTGGCCGAGATCAGGTGCCCATGTTGCAGGCAGCGGTCAAAGCCATCACCAAGATTCGCGCGGTCATCCCCGGCAGTCTGCAACGCGAACTGGCTCAACTGGAATCTCAAATCCACCTGGACCTCTCACGCAGCATCGGCCCCGACGGTATTGCCGACGTCTACACCACCGTGCAGCAAGCCATCGCCCAGCGGCGCGTCTTGCGATGCAGTTATGATGCTGTTCACGGTCAAAACAATGACGAGGCATCGGACGCATTGTTTGATCTGCGTCCTTACAACCTCTACTTCGGCAGACGTGCCTGGTACGTCATCGGCCAACGCAGCGACCGCCAGGAACTGCGTACACTCAAGCTCAATCGTTTCACAAGCATCACACTCACCGACATCCCCTACATGATCCCTGATGATTTTGATATCCAACAGCACATGGGGCTGGCGTGGCGTATGGTACGAGGTGAACATATCTACGAAATCCTACTGCACTTTGACAGTCAATATGCCGAGACCATCAGCGACACCCAGTGGCACCCCACACAATCCATCACCTACCACGACGACGGCAGCATCGACTTTGCCTGCCGCGTCGCGGGTCTGGATGAGATCGTCCACTGGATTCTGGAAATGGGCCCGCATTGTCGGGTGATCCAACCTCCGGAACTTAAACAACGGGTCTATGAGATGGCCAAGGCAACAGCGGCGATGTATGAAAATTGATCTATAAGGGTGTGACACCCCGTTGTCACACCCCTGTGTTAACTTGGTTGCGTTGTCATTGTACGGATGCACTGACGTGGTTACAAAGGAATAACGAGGGTGTGATGGCAGACAAGCGAACGCGTCACACGCAAGCGAGAACCGGGAAATTTTCCGGGGATTCCGGGGGTTCCGGGGATGTCGATGGTTTGCAGAAACAATGTCTGGAACAGGTGGCAACGATCTGTCAGCGAGCAACTGACCGTGGCAAGGCGATCAGTCTGTTCAATGCCCGTCGGGTGCTGCGAAGATTGTTATTTGAAGCCATGACAAACGGATCGATTCCGAACAATTGAAACAACAATTCTATTTGCGAAAGGAATTCAAATTGAACAATGAACTGACATTGGAAAGACTTCAAGATGCGATATCTGGGAGAGCAGCTGCACTTCGGTGTCGTCAGACTCTTCAACCCGCTGGGGGGCCAGGTACAAAAGTATTTCCACCAACGTATGCTGGAGCGGTGTATGCAACCGAGCAGAGGCGTTTGCCCGACCGGGATGAACCGGTGAATTGTGTGCTGCTCGACAGTGTACAGAGCCAAGCCAATCGTATGGAAGAGGCGTTGCAACAGGCAGTGGACGACGGCCGGTTGAATTTGCCACTGATCGAGGTGGACTTCGATCCGTACTTTCCTGGAGATGATCACGCCGTAGAAATGCGGCTTCTGGACCGAGTGGGGAAGGTCAGTTCGCTGCAAGCGCCGCATCGAATCGCAGATGCGATCCTACGCGACAGTTTGCTGGAAGGCAAACCGTTCCGTCAGACGGACGCCGGCAAGGCGATCGACCGCGTGAATTTGCAGAACGCCACGCCGTTGTTCGAGCTTTGCCCCACGGCCCTGCTGTTTGGTATGTGGGACTCGACAGGACCGAAGGGCGGCCTGGGCGCAAAGTTTGAACGGGCGATGGTCAGTGAGATAGTAGGCATCAATGCGGTTTCCGGCGTGCGCAGCAGCAGCCGTATCGATCCTATCATTCTCAAGAATCCTCCACTCTACGAAAAGGAAGATGGTAATTGGACTCTTGAGGCATCAGAAGCAGTAAAAGTAGGTGCCAAAAAAGAACCGAAATCATACGAAAAAAAACTGTCAGAAATGAACTTGGGAAATGTGACCCCAGATATAAAGGACAAGAACGGCAAAGCACACCATGGTGGTGTGACAATCGCCTCTGCCGAGCAGACGATCGTACTATCCTTACCAGCATTGCGGCGGCTGCGGTTCCCAGATGATGAAGGCAAATACAGCAATGTACGGGATAACGCGGCACGGGCGGTACTGGCAGCTTTGGGACTGATGGCAGCGGCGCTGGTGGATGATGCGGGTCTGGATTTGCGTTCGCGTTGCCTGCTGTATCCCGATACGGACCTGACGTGGGAACTGCTGGACCGCAAGTCAGACGGTGCGTTTGTGCTTCCTGCTGAGGACGCGATCAGGCTGTTTAATGATGCGGTGGCTGCCGCGAAGAATATCAAACTTCCGTGGCGGGAGCAGCCTCTGGTACTCACTCCGTCGGATCAACTTGTGAAGCTGGTGGTCAAGAGCCAGCAGCTTGCAGTCAAACAAGGTGGCGATAGCGGTGAAGGGGGTGAGTGATGCCTGGACTGACAATCGGCTGGGAATACTTGACCGGTTACGCAGTGGCAACTGACCCGAGCAGCCGGGATCGGGCCGAGTGGCCGCCTCACCCGGCACGGGTGTTCATGGCGATGGCCGCGGCGTGGTTCGAGACCGGGGAAGACAAGGCTGAGGGTGACGCGCTACGTTGGTTGGAGATAATGAGCGATCCAGAATTATGTTTGCCACCGAGTGAGCGTGTAAACGAGCGATCAAACATCACAGTTTATGTGCCAGTGAATGACAAAGCAGGCCCTGCCGCGGCAACGCTGCAATCCGCCCCGGCCATGACACGAAGCAAGCAGCCACGAACATTTCCACGGGTTCATGTCAGCGATGCATATTGTTACATGCACTGGCCCGAAGCTGATGGCGTGGACGACCACCGCGATGTTCTTGACCAGCTTTGTGGCAAGGTCACGCGGATCGGGCACTCATCCTCACTGGTGCGGATGTGGGTTGCGGACGCAGCAGACTTGACGGACTCAGATAACGAGCGACTAATCATGGACGAACAACTTGCTGATCGACAGGTACGCTCGATCTCAAAAGGAACGTTAGCGATGCTCACCGAGCGGTTCGGCAAAACCTCCCGCTGCAAGCACGTTGAATTGACCGATCAGATTGACGTATTGGAAACGTCAAAAAAAGTTGTCAAAGGGAAAGGATCAAAGGAACACAAAGCCGAACTAGATGCTGAAATTATCACGATCAAAGAACAGCTTACGGACATTGTGCCAAGACCACCTATACGTCCTACGATTGGCCTGTGGTCGGGGTATCGGCGGATTGATAATGTTGCGGCAAAACAAAATACAGTGCAAACTCAGTTTGATACTGATCTGCTGGTATTGACACAGGTGGCCGGGCCAATACTTCCAATGGTTTCGACATTGGCGGTAACGCAAGCATTACGTGGAGCAGTGATGAAACACTGTGGTATTCATCCTGTCCCATCTTGGATCAGCGGGCACAAATCCGATGGATCAAAGTGTGAAGATAATGCGGGCCATTTAGGCTACATCCCGCTTCCATTTGTCGGCCACGAGTATGCCGATGGTCATCTGCTGGGTGTGGGGTTGGTGTTCCCACGCTTGAAGGATCGCCATGAACGCGGTCGCATATTGGGGCCGTTGCTGATAAGCAAAGATAACCAACCTAGCGAAGTCGAACTAAAACTCGGCCGGCTTGGCGTATGGATCATCAAGAAACGCGATTGGACAGAACGGCGTGAAACTCTACAGCCCGAAACATGGACGGCCCATCCCAATGGTGCGACGACTTGGGCGAGTGTGACACCGGTGGTACTGGACCGATTCCCCAAGACTGATCGCGTAAAAGACCGTGCGGCATGGACCGATGAGGTTGCTGCGATTATTGCAGAAGCATGCACGCGCATCGGTTTGCCCCGGCCGATGGGGATCGACATCAACACCACCTGCTGGCACCGGGGTAGCCCGCGTGCAATAGGCAAGCGCCGGTCATTACGTGGGGCTATTGGAATGGATGCGGCATTGGGTGACGGATTTCCGTTCTACCCGGCGAAGGACACCAATGCTTCGCGTCCTCAAGTACATGTAAGGTTAGAGTTTGCTCAGCCAATCATCGGGCCGGTGCTTCTGGGGGCTGGACGGTATATGGGGTACGGGTTATGCAAACCCATGAATGAATTGAAGGAGACGGGCCGATGAGCACCTTGACGATTGACGACTTTGAAGACTACTTTCAAGCCCTGCATAGCCATGGACCCTATTCGTGGCAGAAACGTCTGGCAGAGCGTGCTGTCAACGGCGATTGGCCTGGTGCCATTGACTTGCCAACCGGCAGCGGCAAAACCGCGTGCATCGACATCGCCATCTTTGCGATGGCATGTCAAGCATCGTTACTTGTCGAACAACGTACCGCCCCACGACGGATATACTTCTGCGTCAATCGCCGTGTGATTGTGGATGAAGCCCACACCCGAGCGCAAAGCATCGCAAAAACCATTTGGGAAGCTGAACAAGACGACACGAACGGCAATCCTGTCTTGCGTCATGTCGCTTCATCTCTACGAACAGTGGCAGGAATAACCAAGAGTGACAACGCTCCCCCGCTGGACGTTCTTGAACTGCGTGGTGGCATCTACCGCGATAATCGTTGGGCACGCTCAATCACACAACCCACCATTATCTGCACCACACTTGACCAACTCGGTTCCCGCCTGCTGTTTCGCGGCTACGGCGTCTCAACCAATGCAGCACCGATCCAGGCTGCACTGATCGCTTATGACTCGCTCATTCTGCTGGATGAAGCCCATATCAGTGAACCGTTCCGCCAAACGCTGGATTACGTGCATCGCTATCTCGACCCACAGAAGTGGGCTGAGAAACCCATCGGCATCCGTCCAGTCACCGTCGTACCGATGACCGCGACCCCCAATGGCGAAATGGTCAAACGCGGCGTCATCAAACTAGAAGATGATGATCGTCAGAATAAAGGGTTGCTTGCTCGGCTTGAAGCCACCAAACCTGCTGAACTTCGCGAGGCGAAGGACGTGGCCAATGAAGCCATCTCTATTGCAGAGTTACTAAACAACGGCAAGCCCGTTGCCGTGGCGATCATTGTCAACCGCATCGCAACGGCAAGGAATATCTACGACCAACTCCGCACGCTCCAGGCTGAGCCTAACGACAAGAAACGCAAGATTCCGACCGGCACTGCCATCGAACTGGTCATCGGCTCCATGCGACCGATTGACCGCGATCATCAGGCCGAGCGATTGCGTGAAGTCGTTGGTCCGGATCGTCCCAAGCCACACTCCACACAGACCAGCTTTACCATCGCTACGCAGTGCCTTGAAGTGGGGGCCGACTACGACTTTGATGTTCTTATCACAGAGTGCGCCTCGCTCGATGCACTACGGCAACGCTTCGGGCGGCTCAATCGTGCTGGACGCGCGATCAAGGCTCATGCCTATATCCTAGCCCATAAAAAAGACATCAAAGATGAAGACAACCTTGACAATGAAAAACCACTCGATCCTATCTATGGCAACGCACTAGCCCGCACATGGAACTGGCTCAAAGCACATAGCACCGAAGCGACTATTGATAACAAAACCTTAAAGTGTATCGACTTCGGTATTGACGCCTTTGCTGCATTACTCAACAATCAAGGCGAAAATGGCCGTCCTCCTCACAACCTGCTCGCACCCTCTGCTTCACTCAGTGCCCCTGTCATGATGCCAGCCTACGTGGATTTCTGGTGTCAGACCGCGCCAAGGCCCGTGCCCGATCCCGACGTGTCGCTGTTCATCCATGGCACGCAACGCAGCGAGCCGGATGTGCAGGTCTGCTGGCGTGCTGACTTGATTGAAGATGATCATATGACCCGCGACCTCTGGAGTGATGTGGTCTCACTGCTGCCCCCGACTTCAGCCGAGTGCATGAGCGTCCCGATCTCGCGCGTTCGCCGCTGGCTCGTTGATCAAATGGATACCGTCCAGGACCACGGCGATACGCTGGGGATCAGTGAAGCAGTCGAGGGCGACAAGAAAAATCGAAGTAATCGAACACCTTCGTTACAACACCCCGGTGTACTCTGGCGTGGCGTCAAAGACTCCAAGCTGATCGCTACGCCCGACGACCTTTGCCCCGGCGATACGCTCGTTCTGCCCGCATCGACGGATATTTCGCGAGTCCTGGGACATCTGCCCGATGTTCCTGTGATCAACGACGTAGCTGAAATCGCATTCACTCGTGCCCGTGACTTGGTGGTTCTGCGATTGCATCCATCACTGAAATCGCGACTACCCGCTGAAGAAGCGTTCGACACACTGTTATCCAAAACTACAGATTTTGATGAGACTCCCACAAAGACTGAGTTGTCGGCGATGATTCGTGCCGCAGTGGAAGCAATTGCGAACGATGAAAGTAAATTCCAGACGACTTTACAGCACTTGGCCTATGAAGGGTTCCATATTGAGCAATATCCCGACAAACGTGGCGTCGTATTAACCGGACGAAAACGTCTATGCTCATCCACAGATTGGTTTGTCTCACCAATGGACGACGGCGACGATGACAGCTCACGTATCGGACGCGATGCGCTTGTCTTGCTTGCAGATCACTGCAGCCATGTCAGCGAAATGGCAAGTCAAGCACTGAATGTTCTACCGCTGACTGATTTCACGAAGACCTATGAGTTGGCCGCTTATCTTCACGACTTGGGCAAGGCCGATGAGCGCTTCCAGGCAATGCTCCGCCGCACCGATCGTACAGACGCGTGGCTGATGACCGGCGTGACCTCGGAAATACTCGCAAAGTCGGATGGCGTGCCGCAATCACCCGCTCAACGCAAAACAGCCCGTGAACGTTCCGGACTGCCCTCAGGCTTCCGCCACGAAATGCTTTCCGTTCAACTGGCTGAGCTATCGCAACAACTCCCCGACGACACTGCGCAGCGAGACCTGATTCTTCACATCATCGCCGCTCATCATGGCCACGCTCGGCCTTTCGCCCCCGTCATCCCTGATGATGAACTGCCCACTGTCGAAGTCAACGGTATTGCGTTACCCCATGAGCAGCGTACTCAACTCATCCCCTCCCATCGTCTGGACTCCGGCGTCGCCGAACGCTTCTGGCTTCTCACTCGCCGCTTCGGTTGGTGGGGACTGGCCTATCTCGAAGCCGTCCTCCGCCTCGCCGACCAGCAGGCCAGTGCAGCCGAGGAGGCGGGAAAATTTGATAACTGTCCCACCAACCAACCCGTGGAGACCACAAAATGACAACAGTAACAGCCTCTACTCACAACGACGGTCTGCTTCTTCCTGGACTTGATGGAACCAACCCACTTGGATTTCTTGCGGCGTTGGGTGTGTTGCGAACACTTGACCAACAATGTCAAGCGAATACGGTTCGAATGAAGTGGCACCCGTCTGGTGGAACGTGGATTCCCATAATTTTT